AGCAAAAGATTTGTATGCACCAATCCAAAAGAATGTCAAGCTACGTGATGCCACTGGCAAAGATATGTCTTGGGTTGAAAGTGTATGTAAGTCTTACTCACCAGATGTCGTTGTTCTTGATATGGGTGACAAGTTTGCTAAGACACAAGGTTTTGCTCGACAAGACGAAGCCTTGAAAGCTAATGCTGTCCATGCTCGTATGATTGCCAAACAACATAAGTGTGCCATATTCTATATGTCACAGTTGTCTGCTGAAGCAGAGGGCAAGGTTGTACTTAACCAAGCCATGATGGAGGGCAGTAGAACAGGTAAGGCAGCAGAAGCCGATTTGATGATTTTGATAGCAAAAGATGCACCTGTAAATAAGAAAGGTGGAGAGGACGATGGTGGTGAAGAAAGCACACTACGTCACATCAATGTTGTTAAGAATAAGTTGTCTGGTTGGCATGGTCGCATTGTCTGTGATTTAGATTATAAAACAGCGAGGTATACAGCATGATGAATTTAGGTTTAAATAATTTTACTAAAAAAGATTTGCCTAATTTAGAGTCTAAACTCACGATAGCCAAGTTTAATTATGCTCAATGTGAAGAGGATAATTATCATAAAGATATATACTCAAACTCTTATGAAAAAGATATTAAAAGAATAGAAAAATTAATATCTTTAATACATGAGGATTTACAAATAGAGGATTATAAATCTGCTTTTGTTTTGATAAATAAAAAATTTGTTGTGTCTTTGGTAGACAATAACTGGAGAGTTTTAAATAAAAATACATGGTATAAGCACAAAGATATTAAACATTTTGTAAGCAACTATATAAGAAAGGACACAGCATGATTTCACAAATACTATCATTCCTTTTTGGTAATCTTGACTCTAAAGATATCAAAAGAAAAGAAGAATTAAAAGAGACAGCACTAGAAATATCTAGGAACGCTTTACGACAATACAATAAACAGAAAGACGGATATGTTTATGTTATATCTAATCCTGCTTGGAGAGGTTGGTACAAGGTTGGTATGGCTGTTGATTCGCAAGATAGGTGTGGTAGTTATCAAACATCTAGTCCTCACAGAGATTACAGGTTAGAATATAGCAAGTATTTTTTAAATCGTAAAGTGGCTGAAGAAATAGCACACGATGTTATAAGTGAGATTTCTCTTGACAGAAACGGAGAATGGTTTAAAGTAAGTGTCAATAAGATTCGTAAAATAATCAAGGGAATAGATTATGAAATTAGTGCTTGATGTAGAGAATACTGTAACCAAACGGAATGATAGGCTACACCTAGATCCTTTTGAAACCAATAACTCCCTTGTCATGATTGGAATGAAGAGTGAACTTGGTGAGCAGGTAGTTACGTTTGACCACAGTGAAGCAGAACCCACACCAGATGGGCAAAAGATTGTTCAAGATATGCTTGATAAGGCTACAGTTCTTGTATGCCACAACGTATCACACGATCTCCTCTGGTTGTGGGAGTCTGGTTTCAAGTATGATGGTATTGTTTTTGATACAATGTTGGGGGACTACGTTTTACAGCGAGGTCAAAAGCAAGCGTCATCACTTGAGATGTGTGCAGAGAGGTATGGACTAGAAACAAAGAAGCAAGATACATTAAAAGAATATTTCAAAAAAGGGTTCTCTGTTCGTGACATACCTCATGCCGAATTATCTGAATATTTAGTGGCAGACTTACGTGCCACAGACGAACTATCAGATAAAATATTTGGCAGATTATATGGTAAAGATAGTGGTTTGATGAACACTGTTAGTCTTACAAATATGGTGGCTGTTTGTTTGTGTAAGGTATACAGGAATGGTTTTGCTGTTGATTATGTTGGACTAGAGGAAGTTAGACAAGAGTTTGAGAAAGAAAAGAGACAGCTTGTACAAGACCTAAATGCACAAGTTAGAGAACTCATGGGTGATGTTCCTATCAATCTGAATAGTCCAGAGCAACTATCGTGGGTGATATACAGCCGTAAGCCAAAAGATAAGAATGATTGGTCAAGCTGTTTCGATCACAAGATGGACTACGATGGTTTTAGAAGTAAAGTTCTGGACAAAGCAGAAACGATATATAAGAAGAAAGCATTTAAGTGTGAAGCCTGTGACGGTAAAGGTGTAATACAAAAAATGCGAAAAGATGGCAAGCCGTATGCCAGACCTACGAAATGTTCCACATGTAACAATCTTGGGTTTATATACAAGAATGTTGGAAAAGAAGTAGCTGGTCTAAAACGACAACCACCTAATTCACGTTGGGTTAGTCATAGTGGTTTCACAATCAACAAAGCAAATGTAGAGATACTTGAGAATATGGCTAGACGAGAATGTGACAAGACAGCAGAGAGTTTTTTGAAGAAGATACGCAGGTTGTCTGCTGTAGAAACATACCTCTCTAGCTTTGTAGAGGGCATAGCAGACCATGTTAAGAGAGATGGTAAGCTACACGTTAGATTACTACAGCATCGCACCTCTACTGGACGATTTAGTGGAGCAGACCCTAACATGCAGAACATGCCCAGAGGTGGTACATTTCCTGTGAAGAAAGTATTTATATCTCGTTGGAACAAAGGTAAGATACTTGAAGCAGACTTTGCACAGTTAGAATTTAGAGTTGCAGCATTTTTGTCGCAGGATAAAACTGCCATTCGTGAAATATGTAATGGTGTGGATGTTCATGCTTATACAGCAAAGATTATATCGGAAGCAGGACAGCCTACGACAAGACAAGAAGCTAAAGCACATACCTTTGCACCTCTCTACGGTGCTACAGGGTATGGTAGGACAAAAGCTGAAGCTGAATACTACGAGCAGTTTACCAAGAAGTATGATGGTATAGCCAAGTGGCATGACAATCTTGCACAAGAAGCTATAAATACTTTGAGGATAAAAACACCTTCTGGCAGAGAGTTTTCTTTTCCAGAGGTTGAAAGAAAGGGCAATGGTAAAGTTACGTATGGGACACAGATTAAGAACTATCCTGTACAGAGTTTTGCTACTGCTGACATCGTTCCTTTGGTTCTAATACGAATAGAAGAAGCCTTGCAAAATATGCAAAGCTGTATTGTAAATTCTGTACATGACTCTATCGTTATAGACATTCACCCAGACGAGCAAGACCAAGTTTTAAAGGTGATGAAAGAAATAAACAAGAACTTAAAAAATATAGTTGACAATCACTTCAATATAGATTTTAATGTACCCTTGTTACTAGAATCAAAAATAGGAAATAATTGGCTTGACACTAAAGATGTCTTGTGATATAACTATAGTTCTTTAAGTAAGATAGGAGATAAATATATGAGTGCAAACATTACAACAATAGATACAGACAACTATGCAGTTATGGCGAAAGCTATGGGTATGGCATCTGAAAGTGATACAAAGAAGAAGTCCAGTACACTGGCTCGACTACGTATCAATCATTCACCTTTGATGGGACAATCTGAGATCAATGGCAAGTCTGTCAATGTCGAAGTTGTCGAGGGTGGAACATACAAACTTGAAGTCCCGGATGGTGAAACATTTTATTCCACCACAGCGAGTGTACGTCCGTTTATGCAGAGGTATATGTATAAGCGATTTGTTATGGGTTCTGGTGATACACCAAACAAATACATTAAGACAGTTATGAATGACAATCTTAATGTTGACCTCAAGGACAATGACGGTGGCTTCAACTGTGGTAAACCTGCAGGGTTCATTCAAGACTTCAAGGCTCTTGACCAGTCTACACAGGATCTTATCAAGCAGATCAAAAGAGTGCGTGTTATCTTTGGTACTATTGATATGAAAGATGCTGTAGATTCAAATGGTGTATCTGCTGAGTTAGGAACTACACCTTTCATATGGGAAGTAGAAAACAGAGATGCTTTCAAAACGCTTGGTAACTGTTTTATAAAGTTATCTAAGATGAAAAGGCTACCACCACAGCACACTTTTGAAGTGGCTACGGAACAAAGAAAGTTACCTAATGGTAATAGTTTTTATCTTCCATCTGTTGCTGTAAACTTGACAGATATAATAAAGCTGTCTGACGAAGATCAGCAAACATTTGCAGACTTTATGCAGTGGGTTGATAACTACAATGATTACATCATAGGTGCTTGGGACGAGAACTCTCGTAAAAAAGAGGACATGGATGTTGATGTTGTTGACGAGATTATCGAAACAGAGGAGATACCATTCGAATGAACCATCCCTCTGAAATGGCTTTGCATCAATACTTGGAAGATGCTATCAATGGAAAGACCTCTATGTCTGCTAGTACCATAGCAGGTATTAAAAAAGACATAGGGGAAGCATTGAAACGCCAGTTCGGTAAAAAGACTAAGCGTAGAAAGTTTAATCTTAGAATGTCTAATATAGGTAGACCGTCCTGTCAACTATGGTTTGAAAAAAATAAACCAGAAAAGTCAGACCCTCTACCTACTACATTCGTGATGAATATGATGTTGGGTGATATTGTTGAAGCTGTATTTAAGGGTTTAATGAGAGAAGCAAAGATTGACTTTCAAAACTCTGAAAGGGTGCATCTAAACGTAGCAGGTAAAAAAGTAAGTGGTACATATGACCTTGTATTAAATGATGCAGTTGATGATATAAAGTCTGCTTCAGATTGGTCTTACAGAAATAAGTTCGAGTCTTTTGAAACTGTTTCTGCCGATGATGCTTTTGGATATGTGGGACAACTCGCAGGTTATGCAAAGGCTATGGGCAAAAAAGCAGGGGGATGGTGGGTAGTAAATAAAGCTAACGGTAGTTTTAAATATATACCTGCCAGTGATTTAGACGTTGACAAAGAAGTTGCAAAGCTTGAAGAAAACGTCAAAACTGTAACACTAAATAAATTTAAAAGGTGTTATGAACCAGAAGAAGAAACATTTAGAGGTAAGCCTACAGGCAATAGAATACTTGGTAAAACGTGTTCTTTTTGTAGATACAAACACTCTTGTTGGGAAAATTTACAAGAGTTACCATCTTTGTTGTCTAAAGCTAAAGAGCCTAAAATTGTTTCGTATGTTAGTATCGGAAAGGAGCAAATAGCATGAATGATAAATCAAATCCTACACTAGAGGAAATGGCTAGTGAAATATCTGAAATGGAAAAGCAGCTTTTGGAAATGAAAAAAGCTTATCGTGAAAAAAAGTATGAGGGCTTGAAGATAGCTATGGATGCCAGAAAGTCGGCAGACGAAGCTGTCAGTGAAGAGTTAAAAGCTCTTGGTATGAAGACTTTTCCGTTTAACAGGTCTACATCTATTTGGTGGTAGGTGTTTAAGTCTGCTAAATACAATCTAGCACGTAGGCTAGGTTTTCGTAGTGGTCTTGAAGTAAAGATCGCAGACGAGTTGAAAGAACTCTCCATTCCGTTTATATACGAGGGTATGAAAATAGAGTGGGAAGACCTAGCTTATCGTATGTATACACCAGACTTTGTATTGCCAAATGGTATTATAATAGAAACTAAAGGCAGATTTACTGTAGCTGATAGACGGAAACATCTTTTAATAAAGAAACAACATCCTAAATTAGACATTAGATTTGTTTTTGAAAACGAAAACAATAAACTGAGAAAAGGATCAAAGACCTCTTATGGTAAATGGTGTGAGAAGAATGACTTTCTTTACTGCACTAGAGTTATACCACAAGCATGGCTAAAGAAAAGAGGTAAGAAAACATATCCCACTCTCATACAATTTAGGAATAAAAAAATATGACCAGAGAACCACTGAACTTTTTAGGATACAGAGATGAAGAGATTAGTATTCGTATATCGCCAGAACTTGACAATAATAAATGGACAGGTAACTTGCATCTAACCATAGATGCTTTTGATAGTAGTCCCTTAGATGATGTCGATTATTTTTCTCTTATGAATTTTGTAAGAATGATAATGGCAACACCTGTTTTGATTGAAGAAGATGAAAGTGCAAGAGATAAACTTTGGGCAATAGCACAAAAAGATATTGACCAAAAGAAAAAAAATGGTAAGATACTTGGAAGAGAAGGTAATATTATAAAACTTAATTTTAACAACGAAACAGATGGGAGTGCATAATATGGCAAAATGGGAAATAGATTGTAAGGATAAAGATATGGTAAATAATCCACCTCATTATAACAAGTACGGTGTAGAATGTATCGAAGCTATTCAATCAGCTACAGGTGAAGGATATGAATATTATCTACAAGGTAATATAATTAAGTATCTTTGGAGATACCGATACAAGAATGGTGTGCAGGATTTAGAGAAAGCACAGTGGTATCTAAATAAATTAATAGAAGTAAAAAAGGGTGACAAAGCATCACCAGATTTATTTTCTAGTTTTGGTATAGAGTTGAGTGATGGTTGTTAAAATATTTCTTACATTAGATTTGGATGAAGAAGATTATCCTATACCTGCTGATGGTGATCCCACTGAGGAGATACAAGAAGCTGTAGAAGAGTTTATTCACGACATTGATGGACTTAAAATAAAAAATATTAAAATTATGATGGAGAACTAATTATGGAAGATTATCAAAAGTTTATTGCAGTTTCTAGGTACGCTAGATGGATAGAAGAAAAAGGACGCAGAGAAACATGGGATGAAACTGTGCAAAGATATGTGGACTATATTACTGAGAAAGTAAAAGGTCATCTACCTAAGAAGCAAATATTTGATGCCATAAAAAAACTAGAAGTCATGCCCTCTATGAGAGCCTTGATGACAGCAGGACCTGCTCTCGAAAGAGACAATACAGCAGGGTACAACTGTAGCTATCTTCCTGTAGATGACCCAAAAGCTTTTGATGAAGCTATGTATATTCTTTTGTGTGGCACTGGTGTAGGCTTTTCTGTTGAACGTCAATATGTATCACAGTTGCCAGAGATACCACAAAGCCTAGACCATGTAGATACTGTAATAAAAGTGCAGGACAGCAAAGAAGGATGGGCAAGAGCTTTACGTAAGCTCATAGGTCATTTGTATATGGGCGAAGTTCCTGTGTGGGACATGTCAAATGTAAGACCTGCAGGTGCTAGGTTAAAAGTGTTTGGTGGCAGAGCCAGTGGTCCTGCTCCACTTGTAGATTTATTTAACTTTACTGTTGCCCTGTTTCGACAGAACGTGGGCAAGAAACTATCTAGTTATGATTGTCACAATCTTATGTGTAAGGTTGGAGAAGTTGTTGTCTCTGGTGGTGTGCGTAGATCAGCTATGATTAGTTTGTCTAACCTCTCAGATGGACGCATGAGACATGCCAAGTCTGGCAAATGGTGGGAGACAGCACCACAGATGGCTTTGTCAAACAATTCTGTTGTCTACACAGAAAAACCAGACGGTGAAACATTCTTACGTGAGTGGACATCCCTTGTGGAATCAAAGTCTGGTGAACGTGGAATATTTAATAGAGTATCTGCAAAAGACCAAGCATCAAAGTATGGTAGGAGAGATCCTAACCACGACTTTGGCTGTAATCCTTGCAGTGAAATAATATTACGTCCTTATCAATTTTGCAATCTGACCGAAGTAGTCATTCGTGAAAAAGATAGGTATGACGATTTGAAGAGAAAGGTTATGCTTGCTACCATACTTGGCACAGCACAAGCTACACTTACAAAGTTTCCTTATCTACGTAAAATATGGAATAAGAATACGGAAGAAGAGAGATTGTTAGGTGTCAGTTTAACAGGTATCATGGATAACCCACTAACTAATGGAAAGAAACATGGACTTGAAAAAACACTCAAACAACTCAGAGAAGTTGCCGTTGAAACAAACAAAGAATGGTCGGCAATCTTTGGTATCCCCCAAAGCACAGCTATCACCTGCATCAAACCCAGTGGGACAGTATCACAGCTTGTGGACTCAAGCAGTGGTATCCACCCTCGTCATAGCGACTATTATATTCGCACTGTTAGGGGGGATAATAAAGATCCTCTTACTAACTTCATGGTAGATAGTGGCATACCAAATGAAGCAGACTTCATGAAGCCAGATACACAAACAGTGTTTAGCTTTCCTATGAAGTCACCTAAGAACTCTGTGGTGAGAAATGACATGACAGCAATAGAACAGCTAGAGATGTGGCTTCTCTATCAGCGACATTGGTGTGAGCATAAGCCCTCTGTAACGGTGTCTGTTCGTGATGAAGAGTGGATGGAAGTGGGTGCGTTTGTATTCAAACATTTTGACGAAATGTCTGGTGTGTCTTTTTTACCACACTCCGATCATACTTATCAACAAGCACCATATCAAGATTGCACAGAAGCTGTATACAATGATTTTAGCAGTAAGTTCGGACATATTGATTGGGATAAATTCCAGAGTTATGAAAAAGAGGACAATACACATTCCTCACAAACACTCGCTTGTTCTGGTGACAGTTGCGAGATAGTGGATATAGGTGCATGACATGAATATTATAGTGATCTATGCAACTATATTTATTAATGGCGTAGTTGGTATTGTTGAGTATAAAGGTGAACTTTTTAGAAACAATGAAGATTGTATCACATATCTACAGGAATATAATGACCACATTAATACAACATTGCAAGAGCATATAAACAAGAAAGATAGAGGTGCTACCGTTCTTTATATTGGTTGCTCTAAAAGAGATAAATTTACACAAGAAGGAGATTTGACATGAAGTTCTTATCAAGAAAAGAACGTGGTCTTGGTAGGCATGATGCACCACTAAAAATACAGTGGATGAAAGGCTACGATGCTTTTGCATATGGAAAGCTAAAAAACCCTTATAGCTCTGACACCATGATGTACAGAGAATGGGAACGTGGGTATATAGCAGCCTACTATGATAACTTAGATAGAGGAATACATGAGGTTAGAAGAAGAAGCAAAGGATTTTATGGACAGAAAAAACAGAGATCCGAAGACAATGTTCGAGGTTCTCACAGAGATGACGTACAGGCTAAGAGAGTGCGAGAGAAGTCTGAAGGAGATAAAAGAGGTGATACGTAAGCTACCTGTAAAGAATTAGTCTACTCTGGCTCTGGTATAGCTCGTTTAAGGCTCTTACCAATATCATATAAAAGTTCGTAATCATAGTTGTCGTTGTCTGGAACACCGTAAGGTTTATTTGTTTCTGGGTTTATCATTTGATGATATGTATTCTCAGCTACTT